CACGCTCTCTGCCTACGGCGCCTTCGACCGTATGTCTCGCTATTCAGATTTTTCGGAAATGGAGTCGACACCCGAAATTGCGTCTGCGCTCGACATCTACGCCGAGGAGTCGGTCTCCCAGGGCACCGACGGCCGGGTCCTCCACATACACTCCGATAATAGGAAGATCAAGGAGCTCCTCGAGTCGCTCTTCTATGACACCATCAACATCGAGTTCAACCTCGTCATGTGGGTCAGGAACCTCGTCAAGTACGGCGACTTCTTCCTCTTCAACGACATCTCTCCAGAGTACGGCGTCCTCAACGTGATTCCGATCTCCATCTCCGAGATCGAACGTGAGGAGGGGTTCGATCCTGCCGATCCCATGGCAGTGCGCTACCGGTGGATCACGCAGGGCAACCGGGTTCTAGAGAACTGGCAGGTGACCCACTTCAGGTTGCTGGGCAACGACGCCTTCCTCCCCTACGGCTCCTCCGTCCTCGAGGGAGCCCGGCGTATCTGGCGCCAATTGATCCTCATTGAGGACGCAATGTTGGTCTACCGGGTCATCAGAGCCCCGGAGCGCAGGGTCTTCTACATCGACGTCGGTAACGTGCCGCCGGAGGAGATCTCGAACTACCTGGAGCAGGCTCAGACATCCCTCAAACGCAATCCAATCGTCGACAAGATGACCGGCAAGGTGGACCTGCGTTTCAATCCCATGGCCGTTGACCAGGACTACTTCCTGCCGGTCCGTGGTGGTGAGAGCGGGACGAAGATCGATACCCTTGCAGGTGGTCAGAATACAGCCGCGATCGAGGACGTGCAGTACATCCAGAAGAAGCTCTTTGCGGCGCTCAAGATTCCGAAGGCGTACCTCGGTTACGACGAGGATACTGGATGTTTCACTGGAGACACCAGGGTGTCGCTTTTCGACGGGCGCGAGGTCGAAATCGAGCGTCTCGTGGAGGAGTACAAGACAGGAAAGCAAAACTGGGTATATTCGTTCGACGCTAGTGGAAAGCCTCGTGTTGGCAAGGTCTTGAATGCCTGGGAGACGAAGAGGGTGAATGAACTTTACGTCGTTAGTCTCGACAACGGCGAAGAGATTAGATGTACTGGAAATCATCGCTTTATGATGAGGGACGGCACGTATATTCGGGCCGATGAGCTCACGCCGGGCGCGTCTTGTATGGCTCTCTATAGGAGCGTTTCCGACAAGAAAGAGGGAGACTTCGCCACGGGATATGAGAAAGTATACGATCACCAGGACACGTCCTGGATATACACGCATAGACTAGTCGCCAGTGAGTGCCCCCTAAGACAGCATGCTTCTGTTCTCGAAGAACGCGCTTCTGTAATACATCACGCATCATACGACAAGAGAAACAATAATCCCGATCAGCTTCTTCTGATGGGAAAGAAGTCGCACGTAAAGCACCATCAGGAGCATGCTAATGTTCTGAATGAAAATTGGTGTCGCGACAGACTTCGCTCTTCAATGAAGACCGAAGGTTACGTTAAGAAGCACCGTTTCGCTGTGCTTGATGCCTGGCGAAAGGATGATGGAACGCGGCGAAGTCTGGTCTCCAAGACCAATCGCGCTTTCAACAAAATCGAAAAGATGCAACGTACTCTGTCTGAAATGCGTGCCAATGGTCTTTATGACACGTCAGGCGTGAATTCACCGACGTGGAAGTCTCGTCCATCCTACGAGAGCATCATAAAGTGCGTGCTTGAAGATAAGCTACATATTCGCAGCCAAATCGCCAAACGCTTAGGTTGCTCCGAGGTAGGCATCAACGATACTTTGCAGAAGGAAGGAACGGATTGGAATACGTTTATCACCTCTCAAGTTGGAACAAAAAAAGGAAGAAAGACGGTCGATTCGACGATCGACTATCGTGAAATTGTTTCAATCGCAGCCTCATCTTCGAATAGAAAAGAATTTCACTCGAAAAACTTTATGAGTAGGGGTGGGTTCGAGAACTATTTGAGAAGGCAAGGTAAAAATCCGACCGAATGGTACGACGGTCACATTGGGGTTAAAAATCACAAAGTTTTGTCTGTTAGTATCATCGTCCTCGAAGAGCCCGTTCCCGTGTATGACCTCGAAATTGAAAAGTGGAGTAACTTCTCCCTGTCAGCCGGCGTCGTCGTACATAACTCCAAGGCGACGTTGGCCCAGGAGGACATCAGGTTCTCTCGCTCGATCCAGCGCATTCAGAAGACCATCCTGGCCGAGCTCAACAAGATGGCCATGATCCACCTCTACTCACACGGGTACGAGGGCGAGGACCTCATGGACTTCACCCTCAAGCTCTCGAATCCGAGCTCCATCGCCCAGCAACAGAAGCTTGAGCTGGTCAAGTCGAAGTTTGAGATCGCCGGAACAGCCCCTGAAGGGCTGGTCAGCCGTCGTTGGATTCGCAAGAACATCCTCGAGATGACAGATCAGGAGATCGAGGCGGTCAAGGAGGAGAAGGCAGATGACAAGCTGGAAGATGCCGCTGTTGAGGCTGCTGGGAAAGAGGAAGAGGGAGGTGACGCAGCCGGTGGTGCTGAGACCGGAGGTACTGAGACGGGCGGTGAGGAGGCAGGCGGTGAGGAAGGTGGAGGCCTCTTCTCCGGCGATCGTCCCAAGGGCACTCTTTTGACGGCTCTTCCTGGCACAGGAGATGAAGAAGACTTCGAAGCTGGGGAGTCTGACGAAGAGTTTATCACACCCTCGATCGACGACATCGAGGCACCGGTAAAAATTAGCAATCGCATTGACAAAGTCGGCAAGAAGCTCAACATGTTTGGCGAGCCGATCCCAAAGTCTAGGAAGAATACCACAGGTCCAGCCTCAACTGGATTCCACGATTTCAAGAGCATGACCGGTCTGGGGTCTGCTCAGAGCACTCTGCGAAATCCATACCAGAAGGATTGGCTCGCAAGTCCAGTAAAGTTTGGTGAGTCGGCCCGTGTCGACTCTCCAGAGTCAACTCTCATGAGAACGATGAATGCTCTTCGTGCCTCAAGAAAATTGGCTAAACCAGAGATACTTAAGGAAGCCGAGCAGAGCACTGGTGATAAGAGCGCCATGCTGGAAGTCGATCTAAAATCCTTAGGGAGTGAGCTAGGTGATGAGTAAGCACAACAAAAAGAGAAATGTTGGCATTGTCTACGAGCAGCTCGTCGCAGTTGTCTCCCAGGCAACGGTAGAGGGTAACCAGGCGAAGGCGAATAATGCCCTAAGGATCATCAAGAAGTACTTTGCCCCGGGCACCGAGCTCTACCGTGAGTTCAGGCTCATCAATTCGCTGGTGAAGACGCACGTGGGATCGGATGCACTGGCCTCGAGGATCCTCGACGAGACGAAGAGGGCCGCAATTGGCTACGACGTCCACAAGCTCCAGAGCGAAAAGTCAGCGCTAATTGGCGATATCAATAGGACCTTCCAGAAAGAGTCTTTCTATAGGACGTCTGTGAAGAACTATAAGGTCTTTGCGACGATTCACACGCTCCTCGAGGACTGGCGCTCGAAGAATCCAGATATTCCGCGCCGACTCCAGTACGAGACGGTCCTCCATGGCTGGCTCCTACAGGAGAAGAGCGAGCCTCGAGTCGATGGAATGAAGACTGCCGGTGTCAATGACCTGACCGTGAAGATCATGCGGGAGTCCTTCAATAAGAAGTTTGGCGACTCCCTCAACGAGAGCCAGAGGAAACTACTGCAAGCCATCGCTTTTGGCGGAAAGAGCGCCGTGCTGGTCGCTGAGATGAAGGACCAGAAGACCTCGGCGATTAAGTCTCTGCAGACCTACAGGTCCCAGTGTGATAGCAGAATCGTTGAGCAGAAGATCCCAGGCATCGTGCAGATCCTTGAGTCTCTCAACCCAGAGGATACCTCAGATCAAAATGTCGCCAGGTTTATGACGGTTTCACAGCTCTGCGACGAGCTCATGGAGAAGAAAAATGGCTGATAAGAAGCTCCTGACAGAGTGGCGTCCCTTCGAGTACACGAAGGACATGATCGAAGAGTCCAAGCGTATTAATAACGGTAAGATCATCATGAGGGGAGTCCTGCAGAAGTCCGACACCCTCAACCAAAATGGACGCATCTATCCACGTCCCATCCTCGAGCGTGAGGTGAGGAACTACCAGAAGTTCATCAAGGAGAACCGGGCCCTCGGAGAGTGTGTTCCTCCTGGAACACAGATTTATACACATGATGGGTGGAAGAATATCGAAAGCATCTCAGAAGATGAGATGATCTATACACTTAATATTCAGAAAAACGAGCTTGAGCTTCAAAGAATATCCCGAAAGGTCGTTTTGCCCTTTGCTGGGCAGATGATTAGAATTAAGAATTCTTCTTCAATTGATATGTGCTTGACGCCATCTCATAAGATGCTATTGTGGAATAGAAACAACGAGTCATACACAATCACAGCTCAAGAATTCTATGATAAATGGGAATCAAAAGATTCGCATGTCTCTCATTCATCAATTAAGAGAGCAGGCGCAGCATGGGTTGGAGAGAATCCAGAAAAGTTTACTCTACTATCCCCTAGGTATGAAATTGATACTCGACTATGGGCAGCTTTTCTTGGTATCTATTTAGCCGAGGGTTGCTCAAGTGGGGTAAACAACCCTGACAGGATAAGAAACAGAATTGTACAGATAACTCAAGCGAATTCTGAAGTAAAGACTGCAATAGAGAATCTTCTCTCGAAATTGCCTTTTGATTACGAGATCAGGACGAGAGCCGATGACTTGACAAATGATTATTTTATCAAGTGTGAAGTTCTACATTCTCACTTGCTACAACTTGGAAATTCTCGCAATAAGTTCGTGCCAAATTATGCAAAGCAATGGTCAGCAGAATTACAGGGAATTATGCTTGAATGGATGTTGCTCGGTGACGGTCGTCATCGCACGGGCAGGGATGGCTCGCTAATTCCTGAATACTGTACGACTTCAAAGCGCCTCGCCACGGACGTCGAAGAAATCATGTTAAAGTTAGGAACCGGTGCGACTATCACTGTATGGGATCGATCGGCTGATCGTCAGAGTCCAGAGACTGGACGGATGATACTTGGCGAAAATTGCGCTGACATGAATATTGTTTATCAGCGCTCTTCTAAAGGATCTTCCATGGATTTTAGGTTTCTGCAGGTCGAGAAAGTTGACTATGACGGTGACGTCTTCTGCGTGACTGTTCCTAATGGAACGTGGCTAATGAAATACAACGGTAAGACATGCTGGACTCACAATTGTGATCATCCCGAGTCCTCTGTCGTCGAGCTGAAGAACGCGTCTCACATCGTCCGTGAGGCCTACATGGAAGGTGATGTCTGCATGGGGACAGTCGAGCTCCTTGACACGCCCAGCGGCAAGATCCTCCAGAGCCTCGTTGAGTCAGGTGTCACGCTGGGAATCTCTTCCCGTGGAGTTGGATCGACCCGCCGCGACGGAGACTACGACGTGGTGCAGGATGACTTCCAGCTCATCTGCTGGGACTACGTCTCGGAGCCCTCCACACCCGGCGCCTTCATGATGCGTGAAGGTAAGGAGATCAGCGAGCGAGACCTACGCAAGCACTTTAAGCGCAGCGATCGAGTTGATAGGATCTTCAACGATATCCTGAATTGGAAGAAGGACTGATCGATGTCGAAGTTCACTAGAGATCAGCTCAAGGATCTGGTCAAGGAATGCCTCGTTGAGATTCTGTCAGAGGGTCTGGCACCACCTGCAGCCAGGACGGCTCACACAGGTGATATGTCACACCTAGTCGAAGAGCGACAGGCATCGAGAGTGGCTCCTGGGCCCCGCAGAAATCCTATGCCTCCTCGCTCACAATCACCTGCTCTAAATTCTACAGTGTTCAATTCAGCGCATGCAAAGCGCACCGCGCAGTCTTCGCCACAGCCAAGACGACCTGCGATAGCAGACAGCGTGGGACAGATAACAAGCGACCCCATTCTGTCGCAAATCTTGGCCGACACTGCTTCGACGACTCTGCAGGAGCAGATCGACGCCGAGGCTTCAAGGCCTGGATCTCCCTCGCTGCAGGAGTCTGTGGGATCACCTATGGACTTATTCGATGGAGCCCAAAATTGGGCGACTTTGGCGTTCTATGACAGTGGTGGTCGAGGGCAAAATCTAAAGTCGTGATATACCTATAGTCATGCGTGCCTAATAGGCATCGTTTAACAGGAGAAATAGACATGTCGAGATCAATGAGGTTGACGCCAGAGCTCCTTCGCAGAATTGTGCTTCAGGAGCGTGCCAAGATGATGAGAGAGGCTTCGCAGGATCCAGTCGCCGGCGGCGCTGGCCACCCTTCAGATGTCGAGGCTGAGGAGACTGACGCTGCGGATCTCGCAGGCACCCTCGAGCAGAATATCGACTACATGAAGGCTCTCAAGATTCATGAGGCGCGCCTGGCTGCGAAGCTTCGCAGGATCCAGGAAGCCAAGTCCAAGATCCGCAGTCGGATCGTTCGAAAGCTCGGCTGATCAATATTTACTATAGCTCCGGCCTGATCGTCGGCGCAGGAGATTAAAATGCCTTCACATCGTCAAAGAACAGTTGATATTAGATCTACGAGTAGGGCCCTTAGTGCTCCTAACTTGAGCACGCACGACACTACTCTAATGACCAGGCTCTTTCCAGCAAGTCCCATTCACAGTGGAGATTTGACACCAGAAGAGCGAAAGAAGTTTTATCAGGACAATGTCACTGATAACACTGCGATCAACGACGGCGGGCACACATTCGGCACATTCAACACTTCGTATGCCGGTGCTCCCAATATGGCCGATGTCGATCTTCGTGCGAATAATCTCCCAAGCCCATACGTCCCAAATCCAGTTTCTCCTGGTCCTGGATCTCTGAACGACGCCGACAAGGGCCCGCCTCCAGAGGGTTTTGGCACGACACCAACTCAAAACTGGGGTACCGGCGTGGGATCCCAGCTTTCACCTCACGCAGCTGCAGAGAGAATTGCCGGCACAAAGCTCGGCGAGTATCTGAGCGGCAGGTCGAGTCCAAGCTCAGATACCTGATAGTCGAGGGTTATGCCATATTATGGTCAACCCAACCTGGATGCGAGGGGAGATCTTGGCTACGGCCGGGTCAAACCTCGCTTTCATGTTTCTAGGCAGAGGGGATCGAGTTATCCTTACAAAGAGCCAGATCCAAATGAGGTCGAGCCTGAAGATTTTGTCGAAGATGAAGACACGATCGACGCCATCGCAAAAAAGACAATGGCTTATACAGAGCTCGATCCCTTCGCAGTCAACAAGTCAAATCCATTCTACTATGGAGCCGGTAACCTAAAGCTGTCAGACTGCTTCTGGAGAACGGATAGAGTCCTTCAAGAGGTTGATGCAATGGGAACTTCAATGTCTCCTATGCCTCAACTTCACCGGGGTCCTAGGGTCAATCTAGGGCCTAGCATGTCAGGAGATCTTCACGCTCAATATCTTACACCTGGAAATTTCAAGCGGACTGGGACTCTCTCTGGATGGAGTCATGAGCCAGGCCCTAATGATGTCGATGACGATCTGGATGATGAGCGCATATACAGTCTCGAAGATTTCATAAACACTGCACTCAGAATTGAGCCGCAGGAGTAAAAAGAGACTCTAGAAGCTGTCTAAATTGTGCACATTTTGCTCGCTCAAAGAAAAATTGACTTTTTCACAATATTTAGTTGTAGTCTAGGCCAACAGGAAACAAAGCTATGAGTCAGACACTATACGAAGAAGCGATCGCTGAGGCCCGTCGTCTAACAGAGATGGCGGAGCAGAATGCTAAGAATAAGATCATCGACGCTGTGACTCCACAGATCAAGCGTCTCATCGAGCAGGAGCTAATGGGCGATCCAGAGGACCTCGACGACGATCTCGAAGCAGGATCAGATTCTGAGATGGCGGACGCTGAGGAGCTCGGCGGTGATGAGGAGGATACAGAGGATCCAGCTGTGATTGATCTCGACTCGATGTCTGTTTCTCCTGATATGGAGAATCCCGAGACGTCAGGTGCCGCTCCTTCTGCCGCGGCGCCTTCAATGCCAGTCTCGCCGGCCCCAGCTCCCTCGAAGCCTGTAAAGGGCAAGTCGGGGACAAGCCTTAAGATGGACGGCGGAGAGATAGAGATTACTGTTGGTGGCACCAAGATCGAGATTGAGCCGGCCGATGAGGGTGATGAGGGTGATGACGAGGATCTACTTCTCGATCAGCCTGTCGCCGAGGCTCTCGCTCGCATGGTCGCCCAGAGCCGGACCGGTCGAGGCCAGCTCAACAAGAAGCTCAGGTCGCTCTCGGAGCGCATCCAGACTCTTCGTAAGGCTCTCGCCGAGGCCCGTCGGGTTGGTACCACATCACAGAAGCGTAGGCTTGCTAATATATTTGAGTCGCTGGCCCATGAGGCAGTCACTTTGAGAAAGCAAGTAATACTTACGGAGAAGAGTACGGGAGGTCGAACTCCTGAGACAAAACTTGTCGATTCAATCATTAAGGAGATGAAGCATATGTCACGGAGAAATGGAAAGAATGTTTTCGACTTCCTGTTCGAGGCTGAAGAGGAAGAGAAGGATGCCGGAGCTGAGGGTGGAGATGAGGGCGGAGACAAGCCAGAGGCTGATGTCGACGTCGACGCCATCCGCAGTGCCGTTGAGGACCTCGCTGGTGCCCTTGGAATGAGCGTCTCCGAAGAGGAAGGCGAAGATGAAGGCGACGACGAGGACAAGGAGGGCGGCGAAGACGTTCTCTCTCTTGAGACCGATATGCCTGAAATGGATGAGCTCGACGAGATGGATGAGCTCGACGAGATGGACGAGCTTGATGAAATGGATGAGCTCGATGAGGCCGACGACGTGAAGGAAATGTACGGCGAGGCCGCCAAGAAGAAGCCCAAGACCGAGGCTGAGAAGAAGGCCGAGGCTGCGAAGAAGCTCAAGGAGGCTGAGAAGGCCAAGGCGAAGAAGGAAGCCGAGAAGGAGAAGGCGAAGAAGGAAGCCGACAAGAAGAAGATGAATGAGACCGTCTTCGAGCTCGATGAGTCTGCCCTCCGGCGCGCTCTGATTCAGATGCGCTCCTCACGTCGTGGTCGTCGCCTAGGCGAGGCTGCCGTCGACGCTGCGTCTTCCTTCGGCGGAGGCGAGGCCGGTGATGAGATGTTCATCGACGTCGACGAGGAGACGCTCCTCAACGCTCTCGCCGATGAGCTCGGCACGGCTCCAAAGCCCAAGGTTGGCGGCGCCGAGCTCGCCAAGGAGTCACTACAGCTCAAGCGCCAGGTTGCTGACTACCGTAAGGTCGCGCAGCAGCTCCAGGGCCAGCTCGTTGAAATGAACCTTTTCAACGCCAAGCTTCTGTATGCTAACAAGCTCATGCAGAACAGAGACCTTTCAGCTAAGCAGCAACGTGCAATTGTCGAGGCATTGGACAGCGCCAAGACGCTACGTGAGGCGAAGCTTCTTTACAAGAGCCTGACAGAGTCCCTCAACAAGTCCACCAATAGGGGTGGTCTGACCGAGGGTCGCACAAGGGTCCTTGGTTCATCCTCACAATCAGCCCGTTCGGCCCAGCCGATCAACGAGGCTGGAGGCAATGACCGGTGGGCGCTCCTTGCAGGCATCAAGAAAGATTGATAACCAAACCAAACGTCTAAGGAGTATAGAACAATGTCTAAGTCATTTACACTAGAGATGCTCACAGAGGGCATCCGTCAGCGTCACCTCGGGACGCAGAACAAGCGCCTCGTCGAGAAGTGGACCCGCACAGGTCTCCTTCGCGGCCTCAATGAGACCGGCCGTGAGAACATGGCCCGCCTCCTCGAGAACCAGGCAGCGCAGGTCCTTAAGGAGGCCTCCTCGGTCGGCCAGGGCGGCGGCTCCGGCCTCGGTTCAGGCGACCTCCGCGGCTTCTCCAACATCGCCTTCCCAATTGTCCGCCGCGTCTTCGGCGGTCTCGTGGCGAACGAGCTCGTCTCCGTCCAGCCCATGAGCCTGCCCTCCGGCCTCCTCTTCTACCTCGATTACACGTATGGTAGCGATGTGGGCGATGCAACGGCGCCAACATACGTCGCCGGTGAGTCCATCTACAACAGCCCGGTCGGCAAGGGCGTCCGGTCCGGCTCGCTCGGCGTCGGTGGCCAGTACGACCTCGTTGGCTCCGGCTTCTCCCGCGTCCACCGCCAGACTGGTGCTCTTACTGGTGCAACGGCTCTCCTCGCGTCCGGCGCCTTCGGTGGCACGAACGTCTTCGCAAACTCCAAGGTCCTCCACGCGACCGGCACGGACGGCAAGCTCCTCGGCCTCGACCCCCAGATCGCCGACGCGATTGAGACCAACCCGACGCCCGGTGGCTCACCAGGCCCCGGCGTCTACTCGGCAGTCCTCGTCCCCTTCACGACGGCGGCGGGCTTCGCCTCTGCTGACTCGACGATGGTCAAG